TGTTGAAGCAGTTTGAGAAGTTTGCGCAGTAGTTCCATTAAGAAATGGAGTAATAGTTATAGATGTAAGATTTTTTCCACCATTATTTCCGTTAGTCCAAGTAACAGTTACATCTGTTGTGACAGAAGATGTGCTTGCGGTTCCAATAGTTCTTACCTCAGGCAATGTTGTTGGAGTTCTTGCAGCAAAAGTTGGAGTATTAACAGTAGTTCCAAAATTATTCTGACCATTGCCATAAACCTCATAAGTAGTTCCTGGGGTTAGACCAGTAATTGTTACTGTTGTGCTTGAACTAGATGCAGCGCCGCCGCCCGAAACAGTATAAGCATTGTATTGAGATGGTGTTCCACCGCCAGAACCTGGAGTAAACACAACCGCTAATTTACCAGCGGTACTTGTATAAGCATCACCAGTTGAGGCATCAGTAACTGATGTTATAGACGGAGTAGATGGAGGAGCCGATACTGCAACCCAAATTGTGCCGTTAAAAATTTCAAGGATTTCTAGTTCACCATTGTAAAAAGTGTCACCTATTACAGGGCTAGTTGGCCTAGCAGCAGTATTACCTGATGGTATACCAAGTTTTTGAGGAAATTGATTAAATGCCATTATGAAATCTCCACTCCACTGATGTGGATTGTCACAGCAGTTGTAGATGCATAACCTGAAATTGTTTTAGGTGTACCAGAAGCAGGGATAACCTGCTTTAAATCAAACACAGCAAGTGAGTTAGCAGAGATTGCTACCGTAGGCACAATCACTACTCCGTCAATTGCTACCGTTGCAGAGGCTGCACTTGTAGCAGCGTTAGCCAATACAATGTTTGTTACCACAGTTATAGTGGTTGTTGTTGGCACTGTATATAGCGTTGCACTTGATGTGGCTGCTGCTGTTCTAGCAAGAGCCTTTGTTACTGTAGCCATTAGTTACTACCTTTCGTTGTTGGTTAAAATTAATTGAGCAGTTTTAATCCATGCTCAGGGATACAAATTATTTAAAGAGGTTGACTTGTAGATACATCAGCAGGTCTAATTGGACAATTATGTCCAACCCACTCTTTGTTTATTTCAGACCATTTCCATTGGAAATCTTCTGAAACCTCAGTAGGTTTTGCGATAGGTGGTTCCCATTTAAATGTTTGATAATTTAATTTCCAAGAAGGATAAGGTCTTGGACTAATGAATACATCAAATGTATAATCATAGATATCTCCAACGGCTGCAAATTTATTGCGTATTGGAGTGCCACCTAGAGCGTGAACCCCATCTACAGTGTTGTAAGATGTTTTAATCCAAGTACCACCAAGATTATCTATTAACCATTGATAGCCCTCATCACCCGCTGGGTCGTTATTGTCACCTACGGTAACTCTAACTACTATATTATTTTTATCTATTTCTGCCCAATGACTCATTATACATACCTCACTATTAGTACGCCAGAACCGCCTGCTTTTCCTTCACTGTTTGCTCCACCGCCACCACTTCCAGTATTGGCTTTCCCTGCAGTAACTCCAGATGTATTTCCACCTGAAACACCACCAGTTCCACCGCCACCATATCCACCTCGTGGACTTCCGTAGGCACCGCCTCCGCCACCTCCAAGATAAATTGTTCCTGGATTAGAGCCAAGACTTGAAACTAATGCATTTGAACCATTTGTTCCAATCTGTGCTGCCCATAAAAATGCAGCAGTATCAGTTGTAGAACTATTTAGCCAATTGGTTTTACCATCTCCACCAATGTTTACTCCAGTACCTGGGTCACCATCAGCGTTTCCACCAGCAAGACCAGTTCCACCGCCACCACCACCATTGCAGCAGTTATACCCATTACCACCATTATTTCCATATTTATTAGTTCCAGTAGAAAGTGTAGAGTCAGCAGAACCACCAGCACCTGTTGCAGCGCCATCAGGGTGTCCGCCTCCACCACCACAACCGCCATTTTGTCCTGGACCAGTATTGCTGTTTCCAGCAGTATCTCCAGTCTTTCGTCCAGCACCACCACCACCAGCAGCAATAACTGTTGTGCCAAGGGATGTATTAGTACCTGGACTGGTTGTTCCTGCTTGTGCTGCACCACCTGAACCAATTGTAACAGTTTGGTTTGAGTTTATAGATACTGAAGGTGAATAAACAAGTGCGCCTGCACCGCCACCGCCAAAGCCACCACCACCGCCACCGCCGACTGCTAATATATCAAAATCAACAGTACCGCCACTAACGCCAAGTGTTCCATTAGATGTAAATACACGATAGTTATATCCACCGCTTGTAATCAAAGTACCGCCAGTAATTGTTGGTGCTACTGGTGTTACCGAAGAATAAGCACTTGAAGCAGGACTGTCTCCATTTGCATTGACTGCTTTTATTCTAAATGTATAAGCAGTTCCATTAGTTAACCCACTTACTGTTAATGGACTTGTTGTTTGAGCAGGACTAAATGCTGTATATGTAGTTCCATCAGTTGAATACTTATAGTTTGAAATTGATTTACCGCCTGTATTTCCAGCAGTAAACGTTAAAGTTACTGATGCACTTGCTGCTGTAGACGTACCAATAGTAGGTGCTTGTGGCAATGTTGTTGGAGTTACTGGACTAGCATTGGCTGTATTGGTTGAAGTTCCACTACTATTTTGAGCATTACCATACACAGTATAAGCAGTGCCAGGTGTTAATCCTGTAATTACTACTGTTGTGCCTACTGTTGTAAAACCACTATGTCCACCTGCTGTAGTGAAAGCGTTGTATTGAGTTGGTGTACCACCAGTGGCTGCTGGGACAAAAACAACATCCAGTGTTCCAGCAGTTGAGGAATAAACAATAGATGTTGATGAGTCTGTTACGCTGCTAATTGTTGGCGCATCAGGTGGAAAGCCCTCACTTTTTAGTACTTTCCAAGTTGTGCCATTGTAAATTTCTAATGCTTCTACTTGACCATTGTAATAAGTATCACCAATTACAGGGTTAGTTGGTCTACCAGCAGTATTGCCTGATGGGATTCCAGTTTTAGCGTTTAATTTATTTACTGACATTATGCAATCTCGCTTCCAAATGCGTTGAATGATACTGTTGCAGATGATGCATAGACTGTAACTACATCAGTTGCTGCAAGAGTTACGCCAATAGTAATCATGGTGCTATCGTTTGCTGCTACTGTTGAGTCATATGCAATGTAATGCTTTGCCGCTAGTGTTTCACCAGCAGGGCGAATTGCTACACGATAAGTTGCAGATGTTGCTGCCTGGTTTGTTACCGCAATGGTTGACAATACCGCTGACTTACCCGACCCTACAGTGTAAAGAGTTGTTGCTGTTGTTGCTGATGGGTTTAGTTGACCCAGTACTTTATATGTTGTTGCCATTGGTTATGCTCCCATTGTCATTAGTGCTGTCGGGGTTGAATCTGCTGCTGCAAGTTCTGCGTCTGTAGCAATGTTGGTTGCATCAGATGCTAGGTTTGCTAGGTCTCGTGCTTTTGTCATTAGTATGCTCCCATGATTGTCATGATGTCTTGTGCATTTTGAGAATTAGTAAAGTCTGTTGATGTAACTGCATTTGCTACCTCAAAGGAAGTAAATGTAATAATCTCAACAATATCGTTAGCAGCAAGTGCAGCAAGAGAAGTAATGCTTGAACCATTACTTGCTGTGTAATCTGAAGTGCGGACAAGAAGCACGCCGTTAAGATATACTTGTTCTTTACCAACAATGTATGAAAGTGTTGCGCCATTAGCATCAATGCCAGAGATTGATGTTTCTCCACCAGATGCTGTGTATCTGTAGCGATAGATTTCTGCAGAAGATGAGATAGAACCCCATGCAGAACCAGACCAAACAAACATAAGGTTACTTGTAGTGTTCCAATAAAGAGCACCAGTTACCAGTGCGTTGCCATCATTATCAACAGATGGAGCAGATGCTTTAGCGCCTAGGTATCTATCGTCAAAAGAATCGTATGATGCAGCAGCAGCGGCAGCAGAGGCTGCAGCAGCAGTAGCAGAACCAGCAACATCATCTACATACAACTTGGTAGCAGCGTGTAGGTTTTGAGTTGGAGCACCAGCAAGAGTTAAGTTACCAGTCATTGTAGAACCAGACTTAAGTACGAATGACTCATAAACAGTTCCACCTGCTTGGATTGCTGTTGCAATCTCACCAAGGGTATCTAATGTTCCAGGTGCAGAATTAACAAGGTCTGCCACTTTTGTATCTACGTAAAGTTTAGTTGCTGCATCTGCATTAGATGTAGGTGTAGCAAGAGATGTAATCTTCTGGCTATTAAGAGATACTGAACCAGTAGGTGCAGCCATCTGGTCTAAGCGAGATGTTCTTACCTGTGTATCAAAATCTGAGATAGTAGACGCAGCCTGTGAGCCTGTGTGGTTAGCACGAGCATATGGGTCAGATACCATCTTGGCTGCAGTAATAGTTCCATCTGCAATATCAGAGGCAACAATAGTGCCATCTACTAAATCGGCAGAAGTAATTGTGCCAGAAAGGTCTAACTTAGTTTTAGCAATTGCAGCAGTAGAACTAATGTCAGCATTTACAATAGTGCCATTGGCAATCATTGTAGATGTAACTGTGCCTGAATCATCCAGAGTTACTGCTGTGCCAGAAATCTTAGTCTTATCAATAGCAGCAGAAGAATTAATATCAGCATTAACAATTGTTCCATCAAGAATTTTAGCCGAAGTTATTGCTCCGTCTGCAATGTCTCCTGCGACAATTGTGCCATCTAAAATTTTGGCAGAGGTAATAGCGCCATCTGCAATGTCGCCAGCAACAATAGTTCCATCTGCAATCTTTGCAGAGGTAATGGCTGAATCCGCAATCTTTGCGGTAGTAACATTAGAATCAAGAATCTTTGCAGTAGTTACAGCATCAGATGCAATTTTAACAGCGGTTACTGCGCTATCAACAATCTTAGCAGTTGTAATAGATAGGTCATCAATCTTAGTTGTGCCTACAGCGCCAGTGGCAATCTTACCGCTTGTAATAGCGGAGTCTGCAATATCACCAGTAGCAATGGTTAAATCTGCAATCTTTGCAGATGTGACAGCACTATCAGCAATCTTGGCTGTAGTTACATTTGAGTCAGCAATCTTTGCTGTAGTTACAGAAGAAGACTGCAACATTGTTGTTGTAATCATATCTGTATCTGTAGTCTCAAGAACGTTTGCAATAGTCAACCCGTGTGCTGTGGTTGTATTCTCAATGTGTGTGTTGGCTTCACGATAGTCACGACCAATTGCCATGTGGCGGACAACTGCACCAGCAGAGTGAGCCTGACCAGTTGAACCATCAACACCACGAGTAATTGTTAGTGTGTTAGTGCTAACCGCACTGACATCTACAATTTCTTCAAGAACTGTATCTGGGTCAATAACTACTGTGAAAATTTCACCAGCAGAAATTGTTAAACCACCTAACAAGCCAGTACCAGAAACAACAGTAGCGCTTGTAGCGGTTGATGTAAGAGCCGCTGTCAGTGTTGTTTGCTGTGAGCGGGAGGAGTATTTACGTGTTGTCATTTAGGTTCCTATCGGCGGGAGAAGTGAACTCTTGTAGGGTAATTCGTCTGTTGTGCTTTATGTTCTTCTTGAAGACGCTGATTATATAAAGCGTATAGTTGCTTAGTTGCAGTTGAAGAAGCACCATATGGACGTTTGCTATCTGTCTCATCAGCCTGAGGGCTTGTCTGTGAAGCACGGGCTGGGTCAAGGTATGTAAGCAAACGATATGAAGCACCAAGAACTACCACGTCACGAGTAGATTCTGGTAAACCAGTTGTTGTTGTATAAACATCTGTGCTGTTTGTAAATGGTACTGGGTTTGTAGCGTATATAATTTTTACTGTGCGACCAGCAATAGGTGCTTCGCCTAAAGTAATTGTTTGAACTATATCTGTTCCAGTTGTATATCCAAATGCCTCTGGGTTAGCGCTGGCATCAAAATCCCATCTACGAATTGGAATCCACTCTTTTGTTGGACCAATACTCTGCCATGATACATAAAGAATATTACTAATATCTAAGTTAGCAAATGCATAGGTAGATACTGCTGCATTAAAAGTAAAACTAGTTGATTTAACAGCATACAGATTTGCGCCTAAGGCACGGATAGTGTCTTGAATGGCACGCTTAACTACATGCTTTGGAAAAGTTGGGCTAACAATTACTCTTGTATCAACAGCATGGGTAGTAGCAGTAGTGCCGTAAAACCCACGACCATATGGTGCAACTGTTGCTGTGTTTCCTACACGGTCATAGTTATCTACATACATTAACTCTTCGCCAATTTCAATTACACCTTTACCTAAATTTTCAGTAGTTGCTAATCGCAAAACTAAAGGAGATGAAGATGGAGAAGTTGTCGTAGTAATTGCTGTAGTCAGATAAGTAGAGCGGTCTTGAGTAAATGTGTATCCAGATAGGTTAATTAAAACCTCATCAATCATATTGGCAAATGTAGTCATTAGGCGTTTATACTCCGTAACGCAGCAGGGGCTGCTAATCCAGTAGTCGAAGCAAGTTCATTGCAGATACCATCAATATCTTTAAACTTATCCCTGGTTCTAGCAGCCTCGGCTTTAATATTAAGAGCACCTACAGTTGCAAGTCCAGTAGTACCAGCCCAAGCATTAGCAGCACCTTGTTCATCTAAACCAGTTGTTCCAGCAAGACGATTAAGTTCTGCTGTAAGACTACTACCTGCTTTGCCTAGTGCCATGGGTTACTTCTTTCTATGATATAAATTTATTTTTTCTTTTTTGCTGCTGCATTGTCAACTAGATTTGGATAAGGTCTACCCGCTGCTTTAGCACGGGCTTTAGCCTTAGCCTTTTGCGCTGGTGTTAATGGAGTTGATTTTTTATTAGGATTTTTTTTATCCCAGAATGCTTTCTTCTTCACCATTTCACCTTATCTGCCCAGTATGCTGCTGACATTTTGCCTTTGGCAATATTCTTAGCATGACGTGCTTTAAATGACGCCTGCCGTGCTGTTGGCTTTTTATCACCAGTAACACCCTGTTGACCAAAGCGAATGGTTTTAACCTTATCGCCTTCTTTAGCCACAACTACGTGTGACTTCTTTGGATGATTAGGTGTGCGCTTTGGCTTATTAAAACCTGACACACCTGCTCGCTTTAACCGTGGGTCCATTGTTATCCCTTAACTTTCTTTAGCCTAGGATTTTTTTTCTTAGCAGCAGGGGAAGCCTTGCGGGCAGCCGAAGCAAGAATCGCACTTGCATTCTCCTTGCTGATTCCCTGCTTCTTCGCAATTCCCGCAGCAACTTTCTTGAACCCAGGATGCTTCTGTTTCACTAACGTTGCCGTCCTTTAACATATTTACCGTTCTTATCAATTTGGTCGGATGAAGTACCCTTCTTCCCCTTAACGATTGCATTGATTGCTTCAATAACTTGGCGGTCCTGATTGTTGCCAGATGACATAGCAGCACGCTTTGTTGCTGCTTCATTTGCTGGACCACGGTTTTGATAATCAAACTGTGCGCCGAGTGATGTGCCAATTGCAGTAGGAACGTCTCTTACTTCACGCAATGCGTTACCTACATAGCCACCAATTCTTTGGATTGGACTTTTACGGGTAGCCATATTACTTCTTCTTACCCATTTTCTTCATGCCCTTTTTCATTTCCATCATCTTCTCAGACTTGGATTCCATCTTTTCTCCTGCCTTGTAAGCAGCCTTCTTAGCAGCAGCCTTACCTTTTGCAGTGTATGGGAACTTCTTGTTTCCTACTTTTGGCATTATACTTGTCCTATCTCTTTCATAACCTCGGCTACTTTATGGTTTATTTTTTCTGCTTTAGGCATAGTTTCCGAGTTGTATGCTGTACCTAAAACTTCTGATGCTTCATGCGCTTGCTGTATATCTTTCATGGTAGTTCCTGCTGGACGCATACCTTGGTCTCTTGCATCTCTATAAGCCTGTAGTTCTGCATTCCATTTCTTATCTGGAATATCTCTTTTAGCATCTCCAGCATTTACCTGAAGACCCATTACCTTACATCCAAAACAATCATCCAATGGTTCTGGATGTTCTTGCCAGTGATACGCCATCAATCCCCCTAGATTGCTGTGAAGTTTGCTTCTGTTACTCCAACTCCGCCTGCAATTAATGCAGCCTTAGTTGCCTCATTAACCGTGTGGTTATATCCGCCACGGTAAAATTCGTCATAGTCATCAAGTGAACTATCAATTGGATAACGAACCTGTGAATATGTTGCACCGCTTTTAGCAATGGAGATACCTCTATTGTCTTTGTAAAAATAGTGTAGGCGGTGTCTACCAATTGGTCCTTCTCGGACTATTGGTGTTGTGAATATGTAATCTGCCATTGTTCTCCCTTAATGAACTTACTGATGAGGCTAGGTTTCCCTAGCCCCACCCGTCAATCAACTAAGCAATTGATGAACCTGATTCGATTCGATATAGAGCCTCTTCACGGTAGCGTGCAAAGCCAAGAACGCCATACCAACCCATTGGGCGATGACGCATCAACTTGTCAACTACTGGTCCGATTACTACATGTGGCTCTTCAGCAACTGCCTCAGCCAATGCTTGCTGTCCAGCAAGGATTGTGCGGTAGTTACGTGCTGAAGAAGCACCATCGGTTGCATTGTAAAGACGTGCAGATTCTACGAAGTATGCACCTTCGTATGTTCCGATTTCTCCTGCCCAGATGCGGTCTTGTGAAGAACCGTATTGGTTAGGAAGAAGCCATCCTGCTGAACCTGTCTCAGCACGAAGGTCGTGTGAAACTTCTGGGTGGATACCACACCAGTATAGGCTGCCCTTGCGAGCAATAGACTTGTTAGCACGTAACTTAGCAACAGCCTTACGGATGTTTGCTGAAGATAGTGTTGCTGCTGCAGTAATTGTTGCAGTAGATGTTGCTGTTGAACCTGAGTAGATTACGTTTGAACCACCACGAAGAGTAGTCATCGCAACTTGGTCAATAGAATCTGCAAGGTTGAATGCAATAATGTTTGCAATTGCAGGGTCTACATCGGCAAGTGAGAACAACTCAAGTGCACGAGTTACCAACACTGAGTTACCGTACTCGTTAAGAGTAATGGTTACTGAGGTTGGTGTAGACATTGCTACTGCATCTGGGTCAGCATCTTCTGTTAGTGCAGTTGTTGCTGCTGAAAGGTCAACATAGCGTTGTAGAACAACTGTTGAACCTGGGATTGATTGTTTTGCGGGACGCTTATCTGCGACAGAACGAATTAGGGGTTCTGAGCGGAGAGCGAACTCTAGAAGACGGTCATACGCCTTCTGGACTAGACCTGCTGCACCTGCGGTACCTCCGAGAGAGGAAGAACCTGTTGATACGTAGGAGTTAGCCATTTTTCACCTCCAAGTGAATTAGGAAACTATGATTAGTTTTGTGAGTTCAGGAATGCAATCAACTCTTCCGCACTCTGTGCGTTATCAAGTTTTGAATTCAAATCCTGTGCTCGTTCAGGGGTCATAGCATTCTGAGTAATTACGTCTTGTTGACGTAGTGCCGCAAGGTTTACATCTGTTTGCTCTTTGGTCTGACCATTGTCAGATACCTGCAATCCAAATAGGTCTGCGTTATCATCGAGCCAATTATTAACTGACTCCTCGTTAACATCATCCAAATCCTTGAGGATTAGTCTTACTGCTTTTGCGTTGACGCCCTTCTTTTCTAGGACTTCTTTGACGGTTCTCTCACGTTGCACCTTGGATAAACCTTCAAGTTGTTCGGTAAGTTCTTTGATACGTTTCTCATCAGCACGCTTGGCTTTGCGTAACTTCTTTAACAAGTCACCGCCATCGTTTGAGTAAGTGTCTGTATCATCGATGTCGTCATCTTCATCGTCCCAGTTTATGTTGTTGCTCATAGCAACCACCCTTTCTATTCGTTGATTAGTCGCAAGCCTCAAGTCAGTTCGGGGAAACTGGTTGGCTCTTGCTCCCAGACTTATACGCTGCGTGGGGCTGGTAGGTCCACGTCAGGAATTTTTAGTATTGTCCTGCTGATGAGGTTCTGTTTAGATAGCCAGAAGCATAAGCACCCTTAGAGGCACCAGAGGCGCCAAGGAATCTATTCTGCTCACGGGCTGCTAGGTCTGCTAATTTACGCTGCTCAGAGGCTAAGCCCTTTAGATAGGCTCCTTCTGCTTCTGATTGTGTATAAGCATCACCCTCAAGTTCGCCAAGTTTCATAGCAGTTGGTAGTGCAGATGCAACCTTTGAGTATCCAGTATTTGCTGCTGCCTCAGTTACTCCAAGTGCTGCTAATTCTTCTGAACTAAGGACATTAGTAACAAGTCCTTGACGTGCTGCAGCAGAACCAATCTGTGCTGCTTGAACCTTAGTAGTCAATCTTGTTTCTGTTTCCTTAGGGTCTAAGAAGTATGAAACTAAATCTTTATCAGTAACTGATGGATAGTAGGTTTGGAAAGTCTTAAGAATTTCTGGACGGCTATTGACTTCCTCAACTGCCATCTGAATTCTTTTCTTAACCTCAGTAGGTGCAATATCTGCGCCAATGAATGTAGCAAGTTTTGCCTGTTGATTCTCTCTTGAAGAACCAAGAACGTTGCTAACACCGTAGGCAGCAAAGGCTTCTTGCATTTGATTCTCTAATTGTAGGTAAACATCTTCGCTATAAACATTCTTGCCAGCAGCACGGCGTGCTTCATTACCAGCAAAACGTGTTTGATATTGCTTTGTATTACGAAGTTTTAAAGTTGCTTCGGCAGACGGAGTTCCAGTAAGGATTAAATCCTTAACAGTTTTAGCCAAATCACCTAGTCCATACTTGGTAAATTCTGACTCAAGAATTGCATAAGCAGAACCACGTTCTAGTCTTAGACGCTCTGCTTCTTGGGCTGCCTGTAAATCTGCAGCATATCTAGTTGCTGCTGCTCCAGCATTGGCTGCTGCAAGGGCTGCTGCTGATGCATCTGCTGCTGCTTTGCTTGCAGCATTAGCATCATTGGTTGATACCCATGTATTAACAAATGCCTGTAATTCTTCTGCACTATTAAACTTATATGTTTGACCAGTATTAGGGTCAGTCCAACTGTATGTTTTAAAACCTTCAATAGTAACTGTGCCGTCACTCCAAGTAACAGTTTCTGTTCCATCTGGATTCTTAACACGAGATTTTTCTGTTTTAGTTGTTACTGTTGAAGTAGTTGGATTAGTAGTTGTTTTTGTTGTAGTAGCAGTAGTTGTTGTTGGTGTGCTAGTAACAGTAGTTCCAGTAAATCCAGAGGCTGCATTAATGCCAGCAAGGGTTGTTGTATTTACACCTGAGCCAGCAGTAAAAGGATTACGACCACCTGTAACACCACCTGCATAGGTATTACCAGATGTTGGAGTTTTATTTACTACAGGTACTGTAATCTTTTGACCAATAGAAATCTTATTAAGATTAGTAATCTGTGGGTTTGCAGCAGCAATGGCTGCAACGCTAGTATTATTAGCCTTTGCAATTGCAGATATTGTATCGCCCTTTTTTACGGGTACTTTTTTATCAGCCATTATTATCCCTGCAATCCAAAGTCACGTAAAATTGATAGCGCAAAATTACCGACTTTCTCGTGGGCTTCATCTGTCATTTCCCAATCTGGGTGCTGCATAGCAGCCATATCCATTTCCCAGAGAGTCTTTAATTCCCCTTTATCATTAAACATATTCTTCTGGAACCAAGGGTCCTTCATGGTCATGTTAGCCTTTTGTAGTTTAGTTCCAATACGAGTCACATATGGTTGATAAACGTCAGATACTGTTAGTCCTTGACGCATCAAGTTTCTAACAGATTCAGGCTGACCAATCATTGCCTTTGTTTCAATCTCTTTCTTGATGGCAGCAAGACTGTCGCCCATATCTAAACGCTTCATCCAGCCATTGATATCGCCTTGGGTAAAATCTTTTTCTAATTCAAACCCTTGTTTAACTGCGTAAGATTTAATGTCCTCAATGTTTTCAGCAATGTTACCTGTTGGCTTTAGAGGATTAAACTTAATCTTTGTATTTAAGAAACGAGCAATGTAGGCTGTATTCTTTTCATTGGCTGAGTCGTATAACTCTTTAGCCCATGTATCTAGTTCGGCATCAGTAAAAGCAATACCCTTTTGTGTAAGTTGTATCTGAAGACTTGCTTTAGCCGTATCAAGTCCACGGGCATAGTCAGTATTCTGAGTAGCCTCTTTAACCTTCTTTGCATAGTCTGGGTCAGTAGGACTAATCTCTTTAATTAATGCTTCATATTGGCGCTTGGAAAAACCACGAGCCTGAATGGTTTGACCATTCTTGATATACCACTGTGTGCTAGTAAGTTCTTTAGCAAACTGGTCTGCTGTCTTTTTCTTATTTACCGCATCAGTTAAGAATTGTTTTAACTCTGGGTCACTAATAAAGATGGTGTCAATATAGCCATACAGTTCCTTGGCTTTGGCTAAGATTTCCTCAAAGGTTAATTTTGGAGCCATTAACTAACACCTATCGTTCTCTTGAATATATCGTAGTAACCAAGGATTTGATTAGCCTTAGCCTCATCCTTTTCAGCAATCTGTTCAATTAAATACTGTTCTGTATCAAGACCAGTTTTAGTTGTGCGTGACTTCATGTCACCTTCAATGTCTCTAGTTGTGCTAATGACATTTGGATTCTTGCCCTGTTCTTTTTGAAGCAATGGACGTAGTTCAGCCAATTCTTTTTCATCTGGCTCACGACCCATTAACTTTTTATAGATAGCAATAATGTTTTTATCTGCTTCAGTTCTACCCATAACAACAGCATCTGTGTATGTCTTGGTAGTACTTCCAGCACCACGGGTAGCAGTAAGGAACTCATCCATAGTCTCAAATTCTTTGACACCATAAAACTGATAGTTCTTAAGTTGCTTGATTGTAAAGTCAGATGCTGCTCTATCAAGAGCGCCAGTAATTAACTTATCTGCTTGACTTGCTGGAATCTTATTACTTGTTAGATATCCAGATTGATACAGTTTATTAATTAAACCTTGCTTGCTTCCGTATTGCTTTACTAGTTGAGCCTCGTATTTATCACGGGCTACATCTGAAGTTTCAAGGGCTACGCCTTTATCCTCTGATGGTTTAGCAATTACAGAAGGAATTCTTTCATCTCTTTTTGTGGCAGGTTCTACATAGATATAACCTTGGTTAACAACTGGGTCACCCTTTGGGTTAAGAGTATTAGGTGATGACCACTGCATAACTGGACCACCAGGGGCTTCACTGATTCTTGCAGTTGCTAGTAGATTTGCTACAGACTGCTCATCAGTAAGAACTGTCTTACCAGTATTAGGGTCAACACCAGGCTTAGGCTTTGGATTTCTAATCTCAGCAGCCTCAGAGCGAAGAGTAGCAGCAAGTGCTGCATTACCTGTATCTTCGGCTAAGTCAGCCTCTTTTTCTTTAGCCTTTGCTCTAGCCTCACGAGTGCTTAAATCTTTTTGTTCTTTTTCTGTAGCCTTCTTTGTTTCAACTGCACTCTTAGCAGCACTTAATTCTTTTTGAACAGTCTTATATTGAGCATCAAATTCATCATACTTCTTTTTGGCAGCGTCATAGTTAGCCATACCTCTTTTAGATGAACGCATAATCTGAAGTTGTTCATCACGTGCTCTAACAATATAACTTAACTGTGCTTGTATTTCGTAAACTGGTCTTTGTCTTGCCACGCTTATACCGCCGCTCTATAAGTATCTCGTGAGTAATACTTTAATATTGAATTAAAGATTGCTCTTGCTGCTTCTTTAACCGCTGGGTCTTCTGACGCCAACTGATTGATAATGCCCTCAACACGAGCACGATAATCTCTCTTAAGTGATGATGCGTTATAAAGACTACGGACTTGGTCGCTTTTAGCAAAACTCATAAAGTCTTCCATAGCCTGAACTGCTGTCTTCATCTTAAGTCTGACACCATCTTCGATGTTAGTTGTTGGGTCTGATACCAACTGCTTTAGACTACTAAGCATTGATTCTTCTGTAGCAATCTCATTACCGCCACCAGTAATAGCACCAAGTAGAAGTGGATTAGATGCTAACAAACCTTTACGAGCCGCTGTTGCGGTCTCAATAATCTTCTTGCGCTCTGAGATATAGGTCTGACTAGCAAGGGAATCCTTTTCCCATGATGCAATGTCGTAATAAGCCTGCTTATCTTCAGCAACCTGAACATCTCTGAAGTATGTTTCTAAGTCTTTATCCTTTAGAAGGTCTGATGCTTGTAGCCAGTTATAGATACCAGCATTAAAGTCACCAGTATGTGGACCAAAGATATATGCTGCCTCACCATAGGCACCAATTAACTTCTTGTTATCAATAGCCCAGTTACGCATCTGAGTAGTCTTTGAGATAAGAACCTTAGTCTGCTTCTCATCACGGGCTACTGTATAAACAATCTTTCCTGGATATTGACCAGTAAAGATACTTAAAGATAGTTCGTATGGGTCTTGAACATCGCTGCCATATTTCTTATTAACAGCCTCATAGATATCCCAGAACTCATTACGTAATCCAGTAATACCTACATCAAGTAGATAGTCTGGAACATCCTTGCTTTCTTGCATGGTTGCTGTTACTGGAGATATAAGACCTAGGATAGAACGTAATGCAACTACGTTGTGAGCAGATGTACGAATAGCATTTAGATATTCATACTTCTCTTGGTCACTAGCAGTAGGCTGAAGGCTTAATCCATGGGCTGCATTGTAGGCAATAGCCTGTTGTGCAGCAGTTACTTCTTGTCTAGTCTTCTCATTAACAGGGAGAATATTCCACAGTTTTAACAATGAACCAGGAACTAAAGCACGAACAATATCTACGTTATCGCCTAGGTTTCCTAATGCATAATTATCAAAGTCTTGTGCTGCTTTCTCTGCGCCAGGAATAGGAACTTTACTTACTAAGTTCTTCATACCAATTACGCCAAGTGCTGCAATAGGACCGCTAAGTAAAGGCAAACCAGAATCAGGTGAAAATGATGGGTTTACGTTTGCTAACTTAAATGTAAAGTCATTAAACATTGGCTGCTTGTATTGGCTTTCACCAGTTAAAGCCTTAATGCTTGTATCAGTAGCCTTAAAGATAATATTGTCCATAGGCATCATGATGTATGGCTCACCATTCTGGTCTTCGTGGAACATACCACTTGAAGATAATCCAAGGTGAGCAAGACGCATACGGTATAGAACTGTAGGAGATACATCCTTTAGGCGGTATACACGGCGCCAGAAGTCTTCAGTTGCACGGTAGAAACGACCAACTGTTCTTACCTCTACTGCAAAGTTAGAGCGAATAGATGGGTTATCTGCAAACTTTAATACTGTATCTGCTGCATCATTAAGTGCAATCTCAGTAAAATGCTTTGCTGACTGCTCTTCAACTATGTTATTAAGACGAGCCTGTGCCTTATCACCCTTCCATTTGGTTGGGTTTTCAGCAATCATCTTGGCTCTTAACTCACGAGCATAGGCTGTCTGAATACCTGAATACTCTTTACGTAGTCTTAGATAGGTAGTCATAACTGCTGGTTGACGTAGTAAACCGTTGACTTGCTTATCCATTGATTCCATCATGGTATTACCAAGACGCTTAAATGCGCTATCAAATGTAGTTAAGTCAGGGAATTCAATACGAGTCTGAATTAAACCTGATGGTTGATACCCTCTAGTTAGTTCATCAAACTGCTTAAAGTCAACCATCTGTGCAGCCTTTTGCCACTTGCTGCCAATCTTCCACTTACGCATACCCTCTGCTTGCTGCGCTTTTTCTTTAGCAACTAGGGCATTGTAGTTAGATTTGATTGCATCATATAGACCTTCGTTGTAACTTTTAGGCCCACCATGGAAGTTATCTCGCATATCCATAAGCATGCGCTCTAAGTGGACACGAGCAATATCAAAGTCTGTCTTACCTTCTTGGCGCATAAATACTGAATCACCAAAGAAACTATTAAACTTCTTAACAGCATCTATGTTCTGCTCAGTTACTTGCCAAACATCATCTACCTTCTTCATGCCAAGGTAGGTATACATATCGTCCATAGCCTTAGAGAAGTTCTCAGGTGTCTTTAGGGCACCATGATTAAAGAATGCAATAGCAGGGGCTACTCGGAAATCATCAGCAATCTTTAGTCCTCTACCATGCTGGCGAGGTGTAGCAAAACGTATATACCAGTTGTCATAGTGAGCAAGGGTTACATACTCTGGGTTAGCATCACGAAGTTTCTCTACTGCATACTCTTCGTATTTAGTGCCAGACTTTAATCCCTCATTCTTAACGAGTTCATCAATTTCTTTCTCAGAAAGATTCTTGCCTTCATGCTTTTTACGTGCCATCTTGCGACCAACAGCATTCAAAGCATTAGATAGTTCGCTAAGGTTAATCTGATTGTTTCTAATAACCTCATCAAATGATGAACCTAAAGAACTTCTAGCAGCAACTGAACTAGCCATTGTGTTCAAGATATCTGGATTGTAAATCATTGCTTCATTCCAGTGCTGCATAGCCTCATCGCCAAGTTTTTCTGGCAAGAAAATCTTTACACGGTCTGCAATAGCCTGATTAATTACAAGATGTTGAACCTCAGCAGGTGAAACACCAGCCTGTTCTGCAATCTGTTCAATGATTCTGTTGCGGTCATCTACGCCAAGGTATTGGGATGATGGACCTTTACCAAATAACTTACGTAATGTGCTACCAACTGGACCTTCTGCTGCGCTACTACCAGTATAAGCAGCACTGGCACGACCAGTTTTACGTCCTTCATTCTTAACAAAGTTTAATATGTCTCTACCAGGTGCGGTAAGTGCATACATAAAGCCTTCATCAATAGCAGAACGAATACCCAAACGTGGGAAAAGTGTAAATACAGACCAAAAATCTGTAAAGTCTTTAGCAAACTTAGACTTAGTTGCACCTTGTGCAGCCTTAATAAGGCTTTGCTTTGACTTTATCTCATTTGCTTTAAGTGCAATCTCTTCTAAAGGAAGCGGACCTACACCTCTTGCAATCTGAGACGGATGAATTGCTCCAGAACCCTCAAGTAATGCTGTGTCATTCTCATACTTAATCGTATCTTTGGAAAGAAGTCCAGCAAACTGGTCATCAACTTCAGTTCTTACTGTAGTTGTAAAGCCAGCACGTCCATTGTGAGTCTTCTTTAGGTATTCTTTCATGATTGCATCATCAGTAATACCAGCACGCTGCATAATTGCTGCGTAAAGATTACGCATTACTACAATCTGCTCATCTTCGGTAGATGCTAAAAACTTTTGTGCTACAAAATCTGCCATATCACGGTCAAGAACTAAACGAGCATAGTTTCTAACTGTATCAATTGTCTTAACTGCATCATCGCCAGTTAATACTGCCTGTCCCGCTGGGTTACGGGCTGCCATCTTGCCTGCCCACTTACCAAATGCGTTTACTTTATTTTTAAATCCCTTAATATCTTTTTCTTGCTTTGCAAATTCAACAATCTGTGGATTTACAGCCTCATCAGACTTACGTCCTGCAGTTGAAAGGATATCCCATGTATCTCCACCCTTTATTTGCAGTTCTTCTGCACCACGCTTAACGTTAAAGAAGTTATCAGCGCTAACAAAGGCTTTATCAAAGGTTGCTTCTAGGAAAGACTCAAGACCACGAGTAAGACGGCGGTCTGCACGAGCAGTAACCACACCATTACGGCGATAAGTCATACCATCTAAGCGACCAGAAAGTAATAGATGCACGTTTGATGCCTGAGAAAAAACATCTTCTGCTTTTTCAGCATTAAACATTTTCTTCTTAGCAAAAAATTCTAGTGCTTCATCATTATTGTAGCCAGGGAAACGTCTTCCAATTTCACGGCGAACAATTGCTTTCTCTGCTTCTGTCTTTGTAGAAGCAAGACGCTCAATCTCTGGACCAAACTGCTCATCCCAAAGTTTAATAACACCTTTATCTTTGAATACTTGAGATACACCAGAAGCGACATCATCGCCAGCCTTAGTTACAAGTTCTGCCAACTGTGTTCCACGAGTTGCAGCCTTGCTTGTTCCACCAGTAATCCAAGTAAGTGGGTCTATAGCAAGTTGATAAATAAAATCAATTACACCTGAAACATTTTTAGTGGTTCCATCAATGTAATCGCCAGAAAGACCACCATTCTTAGGTGGTTTTCTATCAAAGATTCTAGCAATATCACGACCAGGGCTAAACTGTGCATACTTAGCAGCATCCATTACTTGCTTAAATGCATCTGGATTATTAAATGCTTCTTCAACAGCAGCAGTAATCTCTGGAGTTAAATCTCCGTATGCTTCAAGAATTTCTCCAGGCTTCTTGCCTTCAAGTAATCCTTTTGCTACATAAATCTTTGCCTTACCAAATGTATTTTCAGCCTCAGCAATTGCTTGGTTGTCATATAGGTCTCTGCCGTCCCAAGCATCGTCCCAAACTTTCCAATCAAAAATACTTTCGCCTTGTGCTACCTGACGAGCAACTTTATAAGGCTGATTAATAACACGATTGTATGCACCAGCAACTTTAAACAATCCAATAAGTGGGCTTGCAAGTAGTTTGCCAGTAAATTTTAAAGCGCCTAAAGCACGGTCACCAAAATCTGGTGGCTGTTGCATATAGTCAGCATCGCCAAAGAATGATTTCAAACCTTCTTGAGCATTAGGGTCAAGTAATTCAAACTCTCTACGTGCATCATTAGATGACATCTGAGTAAGTTCTTTATTCTTTTTGACAGCCCAAGACATTTGTTCAACTTGAGTCTGTTCTCTAGGACTCAGGTTTGCTCTAGTTGCTGCCTGATAAAGTGTAGGTGACGCTTCAGCGACAATGGGTTTTAAAACTCTCACTATGCGCTCCTAAATAAACTTTGAAAGAATAAGTTCTACTTCGCCTGTATCATCAAACATTGCTACTTTTGCAATAGTATCTCTAGGATTTGATTTATAACGTGGCAAATCCATCATTGCTTCTGAGCCAACTCCTGGTCCAGCGTCAATACCAGCAGTTCCTGGCTCTTCTGGAAACATAGTTGGTGCATCTAGTGGGACAACATTCATGCCACCCATTGAAGGAAATGGATTTCCCTGCATAGGTTCTTTTACTTGGTTGTCGTAAGTTTCTTTTCCCTGTCCATAGGGTAATCCTGGGATGTAAGTTGCTGCCTGTGTTGGTGACCCGTCAGTGCGCTGACTAAGACTTCCAGGACCAGATACTGGTGCTGGGTTATTAGGTTGTTCGTATCCACCTTTGCCTGCCATTTAATCCTCATCCTCTTCTGTTTCTTCTTTAGAAAATGTTTCATTGTCATATTCCTGTGCACATTGCATCATTCCATATGCGTTCCAAGGCGTCATAGCCTCGCTTACTTCTGTATGTAAATATCTTGTTCCCTCATAATCTGCCCACTCGGATACTAATACCCAGTTGATGCAAACAAATTCTTCACTAGTTTCTTGTTCAATTAAGAAACGTAATGCGTCTTCAACTTTCTGTTGAAATTTATTACTCATGCGTATTGTGTCCTAACAACAACTGGCAGCGCTGTATGTATGTCCCACTTTGCTGCAATCTCAATTGCTGTTGTTACAGCGACTTCCGCATCTTCTGGTGAGAAAGGTAGACCTCCGTGGCAATAACTCTCCATAACGCCAAGGGCAATGTCACCACCGCTCCCAGAAAAATAAATACCGTTAACATCACGGTCCCAAGAATAATCTTCAAAGACAGGGTAAATAACTCCACGGACAACAATAATAAATGACGAATCGTGTTCGGCAGCATCCCCATCTTCTTTCATGTCATAACCAGCATCAATAAATACTTGACGCATTTGTGGAATAAACTTTTGCGTCATGAACTTGTCTAAATTTTCATTTACTGTTGGCTTAGGTGCTTTCCAACCAAACTGTAAAATATTAGAACCACGGCTAGAACCAGAGCCAGCAATTAAGATTCCATTGTTTTCAATAATCTTATGCGTTGCAAGATTCATTGGACGACCACTATCGTCAGATGAACGAGAGTCGCACCCAATAACAGCCCAGCCATCACCCTGTATAGCAGCAAGTGTTGTCATCGTCCCCTCCTTGCTTATCTACGTACGGATGTTCTTGCGCTTGCGCTTGCCTTACCACCTGATGTTAAAGATGCTAATAGTGTTTGAATGTCTGGTCTGCCTGCGCCACCTTGAGGTGGAAGAGCGCCTCCCACTGGTGCGGCGGGAGCAGGGGACATTTGCTCAACCTGAGGTGCACCAGCAGGAGGTTGTTCTGGAGTGAAGACCTCGTTGATAGCGTCTTCAATACTTACACCCTTTTGACGTGCTTTGATTACATCTGCAATTTGTTTAACCAAACCAGTTGGGTCTTGTCCCTGTGTAATCATCTGAGGAATTGCTTGAGCAGTTGCCTGTAGTGCGCCAACCAAAGTGTTACGCATTTCTTCTACTTCAATTTTTTCTTGTTCCATAGTTACGTTAATTCCAAATGGAAGTTCACGCATTGCCATATCACGGCTAATTAACTTACCGCCAAGGGCTTGTAGCATAAAGATAAGTCCTTGTGCAGGGTTAAGTCCTGCCAACATTCCATAACGAACATCGGCTGAGTAATCCTTTTTAATATCCTTTGATGGTAAATAATCAAGGCTAAACGGAGAGCCTGCATCTACACCACGAATTGTCTTCTGATAGTTAAAGAACATCTCATCAATCATGAAGCAGAGAGAAAGAACTTCCTTCAGAGAAGAAGCAAAGATTGCTTGGGCAGATTTAACTTGTGTATCAAAACCACCCATAAGCGCTTGAACGCCTTGTCCCGTGATGATTGATGCATCAATGTTTCCAGTACGTCCTTCTGGATAACGTGTTCCAGTTCGGAGTTCTGCCTGTAGTAATGACTGTTCGGTAAATGCTCCAGGTGGAATGTTGAGGTCCACACGGCGCACACCTGCTGGAGAGTTGGTGCGGATAATCGCATCTCCACCAAGTTGTAGTTCTTGCACATCGCTTGGAACAACGATTGGTGCCTGTACAGATTTCTCTGCTGCTTCCATCGCAAGTAATGCGAACCTGTTACGAAGCAGTTGGATACCTAATACATCATCAAATTGTCCACGCATTTCGCCATCTACTGATGGACGTTTTGCTACAACAACCATCATCTTGCCAATTGGATTAGGCGCAGATGATAGAACTAGGTTGTGACGTTCTGGCATATAAATTAAAGATTGGTCTTTATCGTAATAACGAACAATCTCAACTTGAGCATGCAAGTCTTGCTTGTATCCTCTTTCGCCAAGAAGTTGTCCTTCAAACTCTGGGAACTGTGCAACCAGTTCTGCAAGCGGAAGGGTATAGCGTTTAGCGAAGGCAATACAACGCCCATAGCGGTCAAACTCTGGGTAAGCCCCGATTGGACTTTCTATGCGTATGCGAGGTAAGCCCGCTTCTTCGTCTAATTCAATTATGAATGGGACGAAACCGAATGTGATGTACCAGTCTGCGCCTGTGTACATCTGTACTTGAAAATCAGAATGTATAAAATAGTTAGAAGCAATACGAGTTCTTTTATCAGCGAACTGGCGAGCACGGTCACTGACTTGATTCGCTGCAGAACAGTTAACGGCTGGCAGTGGTGCCATGACTTCTGACAAGTCTTTGGCAACAATGTCAATAAAGTTTGCGACAACATTTGCATCTACACCCTCTGGAAAGAATTCAGGATAAACTTGAGAGATTTGTCCTTTGCGGACAGCAAGAACGTCTTGGTGTCTACGGTCACGGTCTGCTGAACGCATGCGTAAAGAATCAATGCGTGCTGCAATCTGGTCAATACTTAATGCCATTATTTTCCTATCCGTAAGTTTCAGCCCATTGTTCTTGGAAGGCTTCGTCTAAATTAACTACGTATCTTTGTTCTCTTTGTGCTCTAGTTACCCAGCGATTATTAGCAAACTTAGTTAAGTTACTTGTTTGCTGCATAAACTCTCTAGCACGAAGAACCGCAAACCACAAAGCCATAACACAGTCTGTCTTACCCCGTGTGTTGGCTTTCCAAGTTATTAGTTGTTGAACTAAAGACTTAAGCCCCTCTGAATCAGATGTTGATGGAAGTTCGATTGTATTGTTGCCTTGGAACTTTCCATCTCGCATAGTGCCAAACAAGGTTGACATAGATGCCACACCGAAATTTGTGTCCCACTTATTTTTTCCAGTAAAGTGTGCTTCAAGCCTTACGCCGTAGGTTGCGAGCCACTGGCGTAAGTCCTCATCTAGTGAGTAAGCCTTCTGGTGAGCGTTGATTTCAACACGAAATTCTTGTGGCTTATATCTACCAACAAGTTCTTCGATAGTGTTACGAATTTTTTGAGGATTCGGTTCGCTCATGTTTATGCAGTCGAGTACATAAATTTTACTATCTGCTCTGTTATAAGTTACAACTACAAAAGCAGCGTTACCTGCCATAGCAGGGTCAAAGCCAATTATTGTGTAACCTTCAATAGCAGTCGGATGTCCCACCGCCCCTTGCTTCAAGGGACCACGTCTCCTAGTACCCTTGATACATGCTTGAATCAAGGCGGGCGGGAAGATGGAATCTTCTTCGACATCCTCCTGCTGATATACCAAAGCCCAAGTTGATGGAGTTACTTCGCCTCTGCGCCGTTGTAAAGTTTTGCCATCCCACTTAGGATACAAACCTTCTTCATCAGGTGTGTCCTCATCACCATCCCATGGTGAATCAGACTTAGCCCAAAGTGTTACCCACTTAGCAGGGTCTTCGTCATACTCTAAAACTGCTGGCATACCCATGTAGGTAAAGGGACACTTACCCCCAGACCAATACTTGGGTTCTCTTAACTCTCTATAAAAATCTGTGGCAGCAATTCGTGTGCCAACGATAAGAAGTTTACCGTTCTTACCTAGACGGGTAATAACTTCTTTTTGTAGCCAGTCAATTTGCTTCTCGAACTCATGGGCGTTAGATGTAGTAATGCAGTCATCAAGAATGATGAGGTCAGCACGGGCACCGTAAATCTGACCACCCATACCTAGTGCTTGAAGGGTAGGGTCCTTTTCGCTTGAGTTTCTCGCATCACTCCCAAGGTAGACGGTATCAACTCGCCAAGTATCAGAGTCATCTTTCCAGCCACCTTCTGGTCCATAAGTTGTTTGCAACTTTAACCAGCGAGGGTGGGATAACCGTTGCTTGATTGCGTACACGAATTCTCGTGCTTTGAGTAACGTCTTACTGACCACGATAATGCGGACGTTAGGATTGAGAGCGATACGATAAGTTGAGTAGTTGACGGTAATGACCGTGCTCTTAGCATGCTCAGGGGGAACGTTGATTAGTAGTCGAGATTGTTGCCCTGGCTCATACTTCATCGAAGGGTGTAGCCATGAAGGCTCTCTACCCTCCAGTAGGTCAATCCAATCTAGGTGATGTGGAAAAACCCTTTGGTCCAAAAAAATTTCGGAGAACTGGGGAAAGGCGATTTCATCCTTTGCAATTCCCAGCGCTTTCACAGATTTGTTCTTGGCGTCTTCTTTAGCCTCGGCTAGGTCAGCGGCAAATTTTTTATCTCTGAGCATCCAGATTCTGACCGTATCTGGTTTTTTGCCACAGAGTTCCATAGCCTTATGAGGACTATGTCCTTCAGCCACAAGGGCTAAAACCTTAGCCTTGGCATCAGCCATAGCCTCGGTTCTGGGGTTAATAACCCCTTTCTGAAAAGTCACAGAACTGTCCCATCCTCTATCTGTAATTGTTAATTACACAGTTTGTAACAGACAGTAGATACAGTCTGTAACAAAAGCCTTCGAGGCTTTTTAGTTAACTGGGCAGAAACCTGCCCCTATATAGTATTAATCCGTTCAACAGCCTATTCCGAACGGTGCAAAGGAATATATTTTTTTTCCTTTGCCCAAAGCAGCCCAAAAATGGTATAAAATAGGACATATAGTACTACTGTAACGGGTGCACTGTTGTACCAGAAAATAGTTGATAGTGATACTACTACGCTATTAGAAGCAAATTAAACAGTCTGGGGTCGATGAACGACCCACAGAACTGTTTAATGCTGCCGCTCTGTACTGTACAGACTGGAGCGCTACGGGCTACAGTCTTCACGGCGCTACCAGACAGCGCCCCAG